CCAAAAGTTGTATTGGGTTTAATTACAAAATTATTTGCGCCTGTATTTATCCCATTAATAGTGGTTATTACTCCTGTACCGTTTGGTGATAGTGTTAGATTCCCATTTGTGTTGGTGGTAGATATGGTGTTACCGTTTATGTTTATATTATCTACTGAGAGTAGGTCACCCGTAATATTACCTGTTGTGGTTATTGCTCCACTACCAAAATTCCAAGTAGTCGCAGCTGAACTATATATAAGAGTACTACTACCACCAGTTCTAAATACAATATCATTTGCATTTGTAGCATGTGTGCTACCATATAATAATATACCTCCACCATTATTTACGGCATTGCCACCATATATCGCTAAAATACTATTAGTGACGCTATGAGTTATATTATTTGTGATTAGGGTTGGGAAGGTTCCAATGCCGGTAGTAGTAATACTTCCAGTAATATTTAAAATAGGATTACTCCACGTTAAATTAGAAGAAGTTTCAAAAGTAGAAGTGGCTAAGTTCCATACAGCAATACCATTAACCTTAGGAGTTCCCTCCCTAGTAGCTACAGGCTGCCAAGAACCTATTTCACCTACTTTAAATAAATCATCTGCTTCATCAAAAATAAATTGATAATTTGTTGCAGAACCTCTTTCAATTTCAATACCGGCACTACCAGCAGTTACTCCTGCACCTGCTTCATTTCTATTTAAGAGTAGTGTATTATCTTCAATTTCAACAGTAGTTACATTTTGAATTACTTGACTACCATTAACAATTAAATTACCTTCAACAGTTAAATCATTATTTACTGTAAGTGAATCAAAGCTATTTGTAGTACCTACTATTTCATATACATCAGTTCCATTGACGTTGTTTTTAACAATCGTCATGGTCTGATTTATTTTATAATCATTCGCAGTTACAGGTACAGAAGTAGTATTATCAATAGATTTAACTAAAGCTAAAGCATTACCATCACCAGCATCTAATGTGGCTCCTGTTCCTATATCTACGTGTAATCTTAATCTTAATTGTGCTCCTTGTAAGACAGAGAGAATTGTAGGTGTAAATGGTGCTGTTAAAGCTACGTTTGTACCTGTAGTAACCGCAAAACTCGGTTGATCACCTTGTATATCAGCTTGATAAGCAACTCCAGCAGGTAAATATTGATTTAATATTTTACCATTGTTATCAGTAAAAAAATCAATTACTACTTGACTATCAGTAACTACATCTAAACTAAGAGGTACAACCAACCATTTAGTACCATTAGAGTAAATCCAATATCCATCTTTTACATATACTTCTTGTCCAGCAAAAAGACCAGCGTAAGTTTGAAACTCACCATTAGGTATACCAGTAACAAAGTAATAAGAATTTTTCTTACCTACCGCATTAAGATCAGTTAATACAGGAGAAAGATTGTTTTTATTCCATACACCTAAAGGAGTTTGAGTAGCATTAAGATTAATAGCAGGTTCCCAATCTGTATTTGTTGTAAATGGAGTAAAGGGTTCACTAATTAATCTATATAAAGTACGATCTTCTTCTACAAAAACAAGAGTACCTTCATTAGAATCTAAAACTCTAAAGTTCTGTGTTATTTGATTTCTTTGTATTGCTGTCTGTCTAATAAAAATACCACCTTTAGTATGCTTATTAGCCACGAGGGGAAAATCACCAGCAGGTTCAATTGAATGTTTGTATTTTATAGCCATTAGAAGATAGTTACTTTATTAGTAGCAGTTGTAAGTAAATATGTTGATCTATATATATTATAATTATAAGTACCTACACCATTGTTTACAGTTAATGTTCCTCTGTCTACAAACTCTACAGGTAAGTTATTAGTAGTATCTATAAAATTTAAGGCTGAAGGATTTAACATAGTAGGAATTGCTATGTATAAATATCCTGAAACATTAAAAGTATAATCTCTTTTAAAAATATTGTCTATTAGTGTCTGCTTATCACTAATATCATTAAGTTGATTTTCAGTAAGAGTACTAGTTTGTGCTACTCCCCAAATCAATTTAGGTTTGAATGATATAGTTGTAGTATCAGAATCAACCTCTGCATTATCTCCAGTTACTATTGTAGTAATTGTATATACAGTAGGTGAATTTGGATTTAACGGTGCTATAGTAGTAAGGTTTACTACACCTGAATTATATACTTGATTTCCTTCTTCGTTAAATAATCCACCAGCAGTTACATTGATAGGATTAGCATCAGCAAGATTAGCTAATACATTAATATTGTATTGAATAGATAATGTATTAATACTTTGTCCTACTTCAAAGATAGAGTCTTTTCCATAACTACCATCAGCATTATTCTGTAAGTCACTAATTTCAACAAACAAATACGGAGTTAACATTTTTGCTATAATTGCTTCTAAAGAAAGTCCTTGAAGGACTCCAATCGCATCACCTATAGGATTAGTAACAGGATCAGAAGAAGTATATAGTTTATTTAACTGATAACTTAAATCGTTCCAATTACCGGGACCTACTTTAAAGTTAACTACTAAACCGCCTTCTTCAACAAAAATAACCTCTCCTTTTTTAAGAAGAGGATTAAGACCACCAAGTTTACCAGCAGTAAAAGTACCTAAATATATACGTTGATCACTCATTGTCTAAATTAAAAAACTGATTAGCTGTAAAATTGTTGAAACCTAATGCTTCAGTATTATCTTCAGGAGAAAGTTCATTCTGTCCAGAATATACCGCATTTTGTCCAATTGTACCACTTGTGATTGTACCTCCAATGCTGCCACTCACAAGGTCTTGAACTTTAACATATATATTAGAAGTATATCCTGTATAATCAGCAATAGCCATTATGTTCATATTAAGTGCAAGCCTAAACTTTTCAATTTGAGCAAGTACTTCTTCTTCTGTCCATGTGCTAAGATTAAAGTCACTACCTATAAACTTATACCTTTCTATATACAACAGGTTAATAAATACTAGTAACTCTTTTAATTGAGTACGTTTAAGACCTATCTCAGTAATCTTTTTGTGTCTACGTTCAGATAACTCGTATGATAATAAAGCATATGCATACTGACCATCTCTAAGAAACTCTGCTATTGCTTGTGTTGCTTCTACTGAATATGCCATTAGTTTAATTTAATTATTGATATAGAAGAAGTTATAATAGCTACTGAAAAACCTGAATTTTCTTTTGCAAATAAAACATGTATATATCTAATATTATTTATTCCTGTTACAATTTGTATAGTGTTAGCTAAATTAACTCCATTTACATCTCCACTTGCTGCTTTAGCATAAGCATACAAATCATAACCAGCTGTTGCTGATATAAAACCATGATTAGTACCTGCAATCCAAATATCTATTTTATTAGTAGCCGGATTTTGAATATGTGATACTGTAATTAAATAAGTTCCTGACACTAATGTTCCAAAATCAACTAAAAGATTTCTAACTAAGGTTCCAGTAGGATAAAGTTGTACTAATCTATTACCTGAAGAAGTACCATTTGTACCATAAGTAGACGGACTTTGAGCAGTCCATATTTCACTAGCTCCAGTTAATATACCATCAGCACCAGCATCACCTTGTATACCTTGATCTCCTTGATCTCCTTTAACACCTTGTATTCCTTGTATTCCTTGTATTCCTTGAATACCAACATCACCATCACTACCGTCTATACCATCAGCACCTTCAGGAATGCCAAAGTTTAATATTGCTGCTGCTGAACTTCCTACATTAACAACTGTAGCATTACTACCTGGAGGTAAAGTAGTAGTAGTACCTACGGATATTGCTGCGGCAGCACCATCATCACCATCAGCACCATCAGCACCATCATCACCAGGAGCACCTTGACTACCAAGTTCTCCTTTAACTCTATATGGAGTACTCCATAAAAAGCTATTAGCAGGATCATTGATTGAAGGTTGACCATCTATAGCATAAAAAATTTCATTATTTTCATTTTCCCAATATATATCTTGTGTACTTCTCCATATAATATCAATACTAGGCTTATCAGCACCATAAGCATCTTGTAGAGTTGTAAGAGAAGAAGGATTATTTCCATCAGGTATTGAAGTAGCTTGCAATTTACCTTCAGTAAGACTAGTAGTTACCGCAGCAACATCCACATCAGTAAACATAGTAACTTTAAAATAATCACTAAGATCAGTAATTCTTGTTACATTAGTTCTTAATACAGTACCGTCACCTCCTTCTAATCGAACTTGAGTGATTAGCTCTGTGCTATTTCTTACGTCATTAATAGTAAGCGATATAACTCTATTGGTGCTCCAATTTTGCAATGTTGCACCAAGACTAGTTGTAAATTTATACTCATAACCACTAGTTTGTAATTCAGGTGTTTTATTAGTATCAAGAAATAATGCAGTTACTGTTTTAGGAGTAAGATCAGCAAAATCAAAAACTACTCCTTTGTCTATATTTATATCAAGTATAGTAGCTCCAGGTGCATCTTTAACACCACTAACAGAAAATACCTTAATGTAATTATTACCATTATAAGTAATAGTAATTGTAGCGTTTCTATTAGTTACAGTATCTGATGCCCAAGTAGCAACAAAAATCTCAGCATCATTTCCATTAGCTTGTACACCAAATGTAATGTCTCCTGCTATAGGTGATACAGTAACGGTATAATCTGTATTATATATTCTAGAATTTACACCATCAAATAATTTAACAAGTGTTTTTATTCTTCCTACACTTGTTATTTCGCCCGCAAAAGGAACTAATGTGACAGCATCAAGAACTATATTTATAGATTCATTACTCAGTAAAGCAACTATAGCATCTGCACCAGCAGCACCAATACCTGCACTACCTAATTTAATAAGAGTTATTGTATCAGTAAAGCTAGTAATATTATCTCTTGTGTCAGGATTACCGTCTATTGTAGATACCGCAAATTTAACTTCTTCTGCTGCACCATCTGCCGTGTATATAGCATTAGGATTTACAGCCATTGAATAGAAATTAGTTGATACGTTAAAATTAACAGCATCAGATTCTACACCTAAAGGATTTAGAGCAACCCACGCAGAACCATTCCATCTATACCAAAATAGATCAGGAAAATTTAGATTAGCTTGAAAAGCTTTAATTATTATAGAAGTAGGATTCCATACATTACCAACTGTATCTCTTACTGTAATAGCATTATCAGAACGTAAAGATAAATCTTTAGCGTCAAGACCATCGGTTATATCAAGAATAGAAAATTCTTGAGTTATAACTAAGTCGTCAGCAGTAGGAAAACTTAAAGTACAATAGCATCTAAAAACAGCATTACCGTCAACACCAGCAGGCTTCACGACTAATCTTTGTCCTGCATATTTGTAATCAGCATCGTCTACAATATTATCACCATTTGCATCATCTCGAACACTAGATTCTCCTAAAGTATAAAAATCATCTCCTGAATTAGCAGTAGCTGTTTCATCTAAAGTAGTAGCCTCATTATAAATTCTTTTCCAAATAAAAGAAAGTGTAACATTTGCAATCAATGTTAAATCTACACCAGCTTGTGTTAATTTTGCAGTTAATACTATTTCTGTAGGAGTTATAGTATCTGTGTTAGGTATATATTTAAAGTCGTCACCTACATTAGAAGTAATGCTTAGTATTTGTTGTAGTCTACCTTCAACAGGCACAGGATCAGACCATACAGATTTCAATGCACCATTAAAAAACTTTGTAGCAAAACTAACAAAGTTAATTTGTGTAGCTGTAGGAAGCAAAGGAATATCAGACCATCCTTCTTGTGTAGCATCAGAAATAGTAGGTGGTTGCAATCTAGGATCACCGGGAATTAATGTAGCATCAAACAGCTTGTAAGCATTCGCACTAAATTCTCCAGACTCTTCTTTGATCTTATCTATAAACCAAACAGAGTAAACACCACCACCAAGGTCTTCACGATATGCTATAAAAGTATGATCATTATAAACCTTGTTCCAACCTGCTGCTTCAAGAGCAATATCTCCTGCTGTAGAAGTACTAGCATCAGTACCAGTACCTACTAGTGTGCTTGGACTAGGTGAAGCTTTAAAGCTATATCTAATAAGGTTAGCAGCCTCTTTTATGCGCTTAGTTCTCCACGCACTTTTAAGATTACCATAAACATTTTTGATAGATTCAGCAACCCAAAGAGTTTCTGTACCAGCAGGTATCGTATCTGTCCAAGTAAGAGGATCATTGTTTAATGTTCCGTCTTCTTTGTTTCTAAGAGGTACAGCAATAGTTTGTCTTATTTCAGCACCTGCACCAAATACATATGCATTACCACTAGCATTTATAAATTTCTTACCTTTTGTAAAATCTGTATCATTAACAGTAACAGAACCAGTCAATACTGCATAAGTAGCATCTAATATCATTCCTGCATTACTAGTCAATACAGTCTCAACTACATCAAAACGTTTGAATATGTTAGCTCCATAATCACCAACTTCAAAGTTGTTCTTTATGGCAATAGGAGGCGACCAGTTATCATAAACTTGATCATTGTTAGCATCTATGTCATCATTTCTTATTCTGTACCACTTGTGAGCTAAAGTAGCATCGTATTCAGCAGTCCATTCTTCAGAGGCATCTGTAGCAAAAGTATACGGAAAAGTAGGAGCATTACCATCAACTTTGGAAGGAGCATACTCAATCGCTTCATTATCTGCATTTGTTCTGTTTATGATTTCAATTTGTTCAAAATACTCTGTCCAATTAGCTAAAGTGACAATGCTGTCATTGTTAATATCTACTAATGCTTCAGGAGTTACTACTAGCTTATATGTAGAAGTAGAATTTAAAGAAGGATAGTTGATAAGAGTCATCAACATACCAAAAGACATTCTTGCAGGATGAAAAGCAATCAGATCAGTAATAGTATCGAATGTTTGAGGCGCACCTTTAATGTTTGTTACATCAGTAACATAGCCTTTAGGGTTATCGTTTTGAACTCTTAATGGAGCCGGTATACGTATAAAGCGATCATCTGCACTCATATCAATTAACTGTTATTAAATTACTAGGGTCTGCTTGATTATCAAATGAACTTTGATATACATAGTAAGGTTCCGAAACTATACCATTAGTAAGAGTAATAGGTATTTCAGTTTGACCATTAGGTACTGTTTCAACCAATACGTTGTTTACATTCTTCAATCTGACAAAGCCTCCAGCAAAAGGAGACTTAAATATTGTAGTCGCTAATCCAAATCTAACAGGAAAAGCAATAATAACAAATCTGTTAGCTCCTCCAGTAGGATAAAAAGACTTGCTTCTATTTCTTACTATATCTTTATTTAATGTGTTTATTCTAGCTTGCAATGATGCTATAGCTAAACCTAACAATGTTACTTCATCACCATAATGAAAATAGTTACCAAAAACAATACTCTCTACTTCTGATTGAATAGATGTTCCTGTATTACCACCATCGTTGATAGTTAAAGTAAACTCTACATCATCAGTTAAAGATAGTCCTATTTGTGTAACTACTCTATCATCAAACAATAATGTAGGTTCTAATAAACCACCATCATTAGTAATAATTTGTATTGCAACTTGTTTGTTTATAGTCCAAGCAAAACGAAGTTCATCAATAGTTTCTCCTAATAATACAGGATTACCTTTTACTACTCCTGATGCTACTCCTTCTAAAGTAAGGGAGAGTTCAGGTACTGTGTATGGTATAAAGTTTAGTCTGAAGGTTTCTTCAGTACCATTGACCTCTTTACTTACAACTATAGCAGGATTAACACTTGCTACCTCTTCATTGGTGAAATTTTGCGACCAAGGTGGAATATAAAAGTTATTATTACCCTTATTCTCGTCGGAGGGCGAAGTGATGGGCGGGACTTTCGGATATACGGGATTCTCAGGCATTAGCAATTACAGATTTTCTTAGTATCAGCTTCTAATATACTTTGTGCTTGACTAGTAAGGTTTGTTCTATAAGCATAATCAGCACCGACCATATTAGCATAAGCAGAAAGAAACTCATCTAAGAGTTTATCTGAATTACAATCACTTATAGGAATAGAGGCTTGATATTCTGCATATTTTTTCCATAGACACAAATGAATACCCGGCTGAAAGAAGTCTTCAGCATAGACTTGTTCTACATTGGCATCATCTTTTAAATCAGCTAGACCAGCATCCCATATTGTAGGAGTACCACTAACCATCTTATAAAGAAGACCATTATATGCGTAGAAAGCATCATCAGGAATAGCACTAGCGTCTTCTACGTAAGTAGTACCATCAACGGAAGTTTGTAAAGCAAATATCCAGAACTTATATCTACCATCTAGTTCTCTTAGTATTTGCCATTGAGTTTCTTTTGTATTTGCAGCCACGTTATCGTAAACAAATTGATCAGTACCAGCAAAAGCAGGATTTGTTGTTTCATCTCTAACTAGTTCAACTAGTAGAGCTAAAGAAGTATAATTTAATTCTTTATTAGGAGTACCCCAACCCCCTACATTAGAAGTAGCATTATAAGCACCAGTCTTATCAGTCACATAAATGACATCACCATCTGAGTCAAGTGCTAATTCTAAAGTGAGATTTAAAGCCATAATGTGTGGTTAATAAAGTAAGAGAAATAGGGGAAAATCCCCTACCTCTCTAAACTTAGATAAGACAAAAAGCAAAGTTTTATTATGCTACGATACCAGTAAACGATACTCCTAATGAAGCCAAAATGTCTTCAAAGTCAGAAGCGTTATTACCAGTGGTGTTATCAGCAGCATTATCAGCAGCAACCGTAACGGCTACAGCGTTATCAGATTTACCATCTGCATGCGGATCACTAGTGTATCTAGAGTTTGTACCTCCGATAGAATAAAGATCATAATTTGTAGCAGCAACAGCTTCCACTCCTTTAGAAGGAATTGTTCTGTCTCTCAAAGCATGAACTCCAAACTTAGCAATTGCATCAGTTTCAGCTTGTACTACTTGAGCACCAGAGCCAGAACCAAGATTTGCTTCAGTTACTACAGATACATCAGCATCACCAAGAATACCATCTAGAGACAATTTAGTCGCTTGACCAAATGCCCAGTCAGTAATAGTAAAGCCAAATGCAGTAATAGTTGCAATTGTACCAGCTTGATTAACAGTACCATCAACGTCAATAGTTTCAGATACTCCTTGATAAGGTCTATCAATAGTGAAGTTGTTTACGTCAGCGACAGCAACAACTTTGTAAATAGAACCTTTTAGTGTTACGTAAGTGCCTACTACTTGTAGTGCTCCAGCACCACCAAGTACTACTGATTGAGAACCATTTACTACAGCTGCATCTCTACCAGCAGCGAACTCAGTAATAGTACCTTCAGCAAATACATCCATTACTGCAAGAGAGCTAGTGTTCACTCTACCTGCTAGGTTAGAAAGGAATGTATAAGCATCTTGTCCATCAGAAGTAACATAACCAGAAAAAGGCTTACCTACTTGAGGTAGTTGATCTAGATCATTGTTATCTTTTAATAGAATAGAAGCTTCGTTATTCTTAACTAAAGCATCAAGATTCAAAGTTTGAGCTTGTCGAGTAGCATCCACAGGATGATAACCTACAGCTATTACTTGTTTAACTGGAGCATCATAAGCTTTAGGGCTTACTTTAATTCCAGAAATATCGAAAGGAACCGACTGATCAGCACCATCAGCAACTCCAAGTGCGAACACAACAGAATCACCATCAAATGCAGCAGCAGTAACTTGACCAGTACCAGCAACACCATCAGTAATCAATGAAAGCTTATTAGCATTAGCACCCGACTTAGGAATACCATAAATGCCAATAGAACCTTCACGTAGGTTATAAGGGTTAATTGCTAGGTTAGCAGTATCAGCAGCTTTTGTGCCACCGTACTGACCGTTTTTTAAGGGAAATACTTCTCTTGCCATTGTTATATATTATTTATGTTTTTTCTTATTTAATTTGTTCTGTAGTAGTTATATTCTTTTCTAGATTTGTTCTAAATCTACCACTCTCTACCGACTCTAGAAATATATTAACTGCTAATTGAACAATGTCTCTATGTACAGACGCATTTAATTCAGATGTAACATCATTAATTACATCTATTTTTCGATACGTTTTTACATAGTCAATGATAACTCTATTTATTGTAAAAGACAAATTTGAGTTTAAATGTACGTACAATACTTCCTGTGCTAATTCACTAACAAGTGATTTATAATGTGATTGAGTATGAGTACCTGTAAGTATCTCATTTAGTTTTTCTGTAGAATATAATCTGTTTTGTGCTTTGTATACAACTTCGCAAAATAAAGTTTCAGTACGATCACTTATTAAGTATAAATAATCAACAGGAAGAGGATACCTATTGTACTCAGTAGGTACAGGTATAGTTTCATCTAAAGTTAATTCTACTCCTCTTACTATTAAACTTCTTATTTCATCCAGTGATCTTTGTGAATCTTTTATGCTTTCTTTAACTGCGTTAAGTCTTTTTTGAATAAAGGTATCTTGTCCTTCATTTAGAAAGTAATTAACATCCGTACTCTTAACTCTAATATCTCTAAGTCTATCATAGTAAGAAGCGGCTCTTTCAAATTCAGATTGAAATTCTCTAGCAGTCATTATTCTGTACGTTTATCAATTAAGTCAGCTTGTGTTTGATACCTAGCAGTATTTTCTACGCCTTCTACCGCCATTAATACAGCAAGCTCTACAATTTCTAGATGTGTATGTTCAGGTAGATCACAGTCTACTCCCAAAGCTACAACAGTAGGTCTTTTAATATATGTTATTCTACTAGTAACAGAAGCTAAATTTTGATCAGAATTATATAAAATAACAATATTACCACCAGCCTCAAGAAAAGCTTTAGGTGTTTCTAATATAACTCTATTGAATCTAGTTTCTGTAAATTTATCAGATTGACCAGCAGTAATAATATCACAAGGCAACCAACCATCCGCATTTGTAAATGCGTTTATTAGAAACCTATAATCAGTAGGCATCTGATATGCCTTACCATTAGTATAAAACAATACAGCACCTCCATCTACAAGATTAGCACTCTGTACCATAAGAGTTCTTAGATCATCAACTCTTTTAGGATCATTTAAAAACGATGCCTGTCTAGAATTGTTACCTGTAAATCTAGTATTTGTAAAGTAATTAATTGCTGCATTTAAATAAAGGTATAGTTCTTCTGGAGTTTTACCAGCATTGGTTTGTCCAGAAGCACTATACCTCTCATTAAAATAGATCAGCATTTCTGCTGTTGTCATATTATACTAGCTTTTTAGCTTCCTGTAATGTGTGTTCCCACTTCATTACATCTGCTTGGTTTAAATCCGAGTTCCAATAAGCAACTAATTGATCTATAGATTTACCATAAACCCTTTCAGAATTATTAGGATCAACAAAGTATTCTCCTATTGCTTTAATCTCTCCCATTATAATAAGCTTATATAGCTTAGATTTAATAGGAAGATTTGGATCATTAACCACACGCATGAACTCAGTAGCACTAGGTTCCACACCATTGTTTATATCTGAAATAGCAGAAGTCTTTTTAGACTCTATTATCCCAACTATATTATCAATGTCATGTGCATCAGGGTTTAGACCAAAGCAATAAAATACAGCCCTAAGCTTGTTTCCGTTAGTGTACATACCAGTTCCGTCGGTGTCAACCAAACTTAAATATGCTCTCTCAACAGAAGCTTTGTCTTTTCTTAAAGCTATCTCTTTAATTTTCTGTGCTACAAGGTCTTCAATATAAACCTTATAGATACCACTTTGAGCTTGTTCACGACTTACAGCAACACTATTATCACCTAATAGTTGTCTATACATTATGTAGTCTTCAGGCTCAATGGGAAAATCTACTTCGACTTCTCTTTGACCAATAACACGAGTAGCTTTTGTTAATCCTTTATTTAGCTTTAATCCTTCAGGAGGTACTCTAATCTCCAAATTAGCAAAATAAAGTTTAACCACCGACTCCCAACTTGGGTCCGATGGTGTTACTTCAATAACCGAAGGCATCATAAGTTCACGTTCCTGTCTATCTATACCCATATATAGCGACTTAGTTCCTTTCCTATATTTACTGCCTATCACTAACGTAGTATCGTCAGAGACTGCATCCGGTAATAAACTTATCGGAGCAGTGCGTCTAACAATAACTATCTCATCTTTGCTTTCCATAAAATTGTCTTATCTATCGTTTGTATTAGTTTGCTTTACAATATACTTTGAAGCAGTTAGTAGGGCGTTTCATTGCGATACCTTGAGTTTTCATAAACTCTACAGTACTAGCATCTCTACTAGTAGCTCGCATTGCACTACCTACAGCATCAGTATAACCCTTAATGGGAGCAGCACCGGGAACCATGAACTCAACATTCTCTCTACCTTCTTCAGATACATAAGAAATGTTTGCTTCACCGTCTACAGTAGACATGTCCATGAAGTACATAGAGTAAGACTCTAGAGGTAATCCAGTTTCAGGATGCGGATCAGTAATCTTAGCATATCTACCTTTGTCTAGCATTGGTAGGTATCTAAACTTGATGTTATGACCATCAATATGCTGATACTCTTTAAAGTAAGCTCCGTATGCTAATGCAGTAGGATCATTACCTCTAATGAAATTAGTGTTGTCTTGGATTATAGTAAATCCTTTAGCACCTTCTTTCATTGCTCTATCAACTTCTTCCAAACCACCTGTACCAGTAAATACCTCAATCTGAACAGTATCAGCATCAGAAGCATTAAAGAAAGCGTTTCTCATAATTTGAGATAGCTTCTTTTCTGTCATGATAGAATACGTGTCCTCATTAGGAATTTGCTGAATAGCACCTGCTCCAGAAGGAACAACAACATCACCAGCTAGTTCATCAGTAGTAAGAATCTGTCCATCAGAAGTCTTGTTATAAGTAGAGTACCATAGATCGGTTTCACAAACCTCTTTCCACTCAAGATTTCTCAAGTAGTACTCAAACTCAGACCAGTACTTTTTAGGACCTTCATCAGTAGGAATCTCTACAACCATTACTTTGTTAGAGACATTACCTTTAACTTTAAAGCTATCACGTACAAGAGACAGTTGGTTGACCATCTCTCCGGGAGATTGACTTCTTTGTTCAGTACCTACAGAGTTCTCTATACCTACTTTGACAATACCACCTGCCCATTTAATTCCAGCATCAAGCAGAGTGACAGGACAGAAAGCAGCTTTACTGTTGGTGATAAGAGTTACAGTATAATGATAAATACTACCTATCTTCTCAGGAGACTTTTTAACGTGTACTTGTACACCTTGATCCTTAGAATGTAGAGTTTGATTAGCTTTAAACCATTTATCAGCAAAAGGAATAATAAATTCACTTCCGTTAATACCCGGCTTATCAGTAGCAGCGTAAATACTAGTAGCAATTGTACTATCTGTCTTAGGTCTACCCATGATAGGTGTCTTATAAGACATGTCTGTACTTTTGATTGATCTAGTTCTGCCCATACCTTCCGTAAGGAAAGATAGAGGAAACTTGTTACTACCTTGTGTGTAGTACAAATGAGTCACGTAAGGTGATAACATGTCACTTTCGGTCATAAGACCTTTGGCAATGTGATTCACGCTTGAGTACCCATCAGCGTTGTATTGATCTTCATACAAGCGCAAAATTGGATTAATACCTTCAGCCATTTTTTTCTATTTTATTTTAAAGTATGTTTTATATGTACGGTTAAAATTACCGATTACTTAGTTAAAGAACAAAATTAGTCTTTCTTGTTAGCAGTAACCATTTTAGCAGGATCAAACTTAGGTAGTCTACCTCCATTGTTTCCAGTACTAGCAGAAGGTGTGTTTGTACTACCTACAGTAACTATATTACTTAATCTTCTATAACGCTGTGCTCTTTGGCTACCATTTATAACGTTATTAGGTCCTTTCATTATAATATAATCAATAGCTATTTGATCTTCTTTGCTCATTTTATTATAAGCATCCATAACAAGAGGTGTACCCTCTTGAGTAGTACCAAATTCAAAATCCCGAAGTGCTTGAATATCACTATTATCAAGAGTAAAATTACCTATTTTACCAACTTCTAATATGTCATTTACTTGTTTAGCTATAGCAGCATTTTCTTGTTGCTGTGCAGCAGCTTGTGCTTTTTCAGTAGCTTTTTGTGCTTCTATTTGTGAAGTCTCTATTTTCTTTAATGAAGCCAACGTTACTTTAGCATCATCTTCAAGTCTACCATTATTCTTTTTAGATTCTATAATAGTATCAATACTATCTTCATCTAAACCTTTTTGTGCAAGATCGTAACGCACAACCGCTTCCTGACCATCTTCTCCTTCTAAAGAAAACTGATCGGTGGCTTTCGGTTTACTCTCTAAAAGGAATGATTCTATACCTAGACCATTCTCAACCTCATGTCTGTAAAGAGCATCAAGATAAGGATGTTGAGCAAACATCGACTTTATACTTCTCTCAACTTGTGATTCTAATTCTTTATTAACATAATCTCTAGTAGCAGCTTTGATACCATCTATATCATCACTATAATTATGTTGTTTGCCTTCTTCAACAAGACCTAAATCCTGAATCACATAATCAATAGTCTCACTATCACTATCTCCAGCAGGAGGAGTATCACCATCTAGCTGTTGAATTAAAGCTTTCTGAACATCCGTAAGTTCCTCATCCTTAATTTGCTCTAATGCTGTTATCTGCTCAGGAGTAATGGTATCTTTAGTTACATCTTTAAATGCATCAGGAACAATAGCATCGGGAACAGGAGGAGGTGTAGGATCATCGGGATTTACAGGAGGTGTATCTACAGGAGGTGTAGGATCATCGGGATTAGGTGGAGTAGGTTCAGGAGCAGGAGCAGGGCCTCTAGCTACTGTTAAACTACTACCACCAAGTCCCATATTTTTACTAAGCTCACTTAATGCAGAAGCATTAGGATCAACAGGGTTATCTTCTTTATAAAGATTTTGATTTACTTTCATGTCTATAATTATCTAAGTTATTACTTTTCTCCAACAACTTTATTCTGTAAAGCTACTTGATTTTTTTCTCTGTCTACTTGAAGCTTCTCTCTTTTAATGTCTAGGTCTTGTTGCTTAAGATTTAATTCAGGAGACTTATCACTAGCACCAGCATTTAGCTCACCTAAATAAATAGTAGCATCTATTTTGTACTTCTCCATAGCCATTTTATCAGCATTCTTTTTATTTTCAATTTGAGCCATTTGTTGTTGCATGGTTTTTTCCTGCATCTGCATCTGCTCTTGTCTCTGCATCATATTCTCTTCTTCTACTTCAAGAATATCAACCAGCTTGTCTATATTAGTTTCACGAATAAGTTTAGCTACAGTACTTAATTTACCTTCATTTTGAATAACAGCTTGAGCTTGATTTTTAAGTATATCTAAAGCCTCACCTTGTTTTCTACCATTACCTACAGTAACACTATACTCTGTTTCTCTATGCTCTTTAGTTACAGTTAGTATTTTTTGTCTTTTGTCACTATCTATAAACGCAGCTTTTTTACCTTCAGTCCAAGCGTACTTAGATAAATCAACTACACCAGCAAGTTCAGCATCTTGATATTCTTCAAACTCTAAAAATAGTTCTTCAGATATAATAGCACTCTGGAATATAGCTTGCTCATTCATACCTTTACCGTCACTAGAAAAAGTTTGACCTTTTCTTTGTCGGTTAATACCTAAAACATCTTCAGCTTCCTGCTTTATTAAAGCACCAACTTCATATAAGAACTTGATATATTCTCTAGCACTAAGATCAACAACCTTAATAGATTGCACAGCCATTGCTTGAGCATTATCTATTTCATCAAGAAACATTATACCGTCAGCCTCAGTAAAGTGCATCATGTCGAACATATCCATGTCCTCATCATCAGGTACAAGTTGCCTAGGTAAAGTTATAAACTTGTCTTTATTTTTATTGATAGTCTTTTCTAGTTGCCACTTAACTACATTATGCATCTGCTGAAAAGGTAATAGCTTTTCTACAGGAGACTTTGTATAGAAATGTCTACCAAACAAAGTTCTACCATTAATAGTAAGTCTACATATACTAGGATTATCAAATGTGCCTCTTTGAGCTTCAACAGGTTCAATGCCTACATAATACTTATGGGCTATTCTCCAGCCGTGCCATGCTTCAGACACCCATGTAGTAGTTACTTTTTCATTAGGTAGTTTTTTATAACCTTCACCTACTTCAAATTCATAACTCTCACCAAATACATCAGTACCTTCTACTTTGTTAAGTATAGTCATAGACTTAAAACTAACGTAAGCTACTTCTTGTTTGGCATCTTCATTACTTAAGTTATTGTGATAACTTAAATGATGCTTCTCACGCATGTTATTAAGAAGCGTACTCATATAAGGATCAGCATTAGCTGCATTGTTAGGGTTATTAAACTCGTCAAGAGTCTCTAACTCCTCTATTTCTTTTTTAGTAAGTAAGTGATGGAAGTTATCTACTATACTACTTATAGTCATTTTAGTTTTTACCCAAGCAGCTTCACCATCTTCTACAAATGTAGTATTCTCATCACAAATATAACCACAATTAGTAGGTGAATGTGTTTGATAAAAAATATCTTCAAATCTTATTCCTTTTTCAGAGAAAGTAAAACCTGTAACTAAGAAGTCATAAAACCCTTCTCTTAGTTTACGTTCCATCTTATGAGTAGACACAATATAGTCTAGACTATCTTGACCAGTCATAGACTTCTCATCTTTCATACCATCAACTTTAGTAACTAAAGTTTCATGATTAGCTACATCTCTTGAGATAAAACCTGTATCAACAAACTCGTTGATAGCATTTATGTACATTTGCTCTAGCTCACTATTAATACTTTGAGCTAACATCTGTTGACGTATAGTAGTAATGTCAGGATTGACAGCAGAAACAGAAGGTTTGAATATTCTTTTACTATATTCACCTAGTAGCATTTGTACAATAGGTGATATAATATCGTAATTCCTTAGTTTAGCAGGAAAAGAACGCTGTTTGTTTGTATGATTAGGATTGGTTATATAAGAATAGTCACTTTCTTTTAAGTGACCAGCAGCAGCCTTATATAAGTACTCAAAATGTAGAGACTTATTTTGCTTGTTTTGATTTCTAGCAAGAAAATAATCAACCGTATTTTTTCTCCATGCTTTAGCTGCATCACTTTCACCTAGTTTCTCACTAATCTTTTTTAATTGACTAGGTTTTCTAGTTATCGAGTTGTAGTTATTGTTGCTCATTGAAACCTGTCTGCTTGAAGAAACGCTTTAAAACTTTTTTTACTTTTGCTTTTTACTGAAGGTGCTTTGTTTTTATACATAAGCTCCTGCATATAATACATTCCAATACGAAGTGCTGATACTCTATCAAAGTTACCAGTTTTATAATTGATTAACTCATCTAATAAACCTATACTATTAATAAGATGGAAATTATTAAGTGTCTTACCTTCAATGTCAGAACTTCTAATTTCATTAATCCATTGTCCAATATAAGTATTACCTTGATGTAATTTGGTATTCAGCTTTCCCGAACCAATTCGCATCCCGTATTTTTGACCCGATATTCTAGTGTTTGCAATGTTATCATCCCATCCAAGTTCAAACTCAGGTGCTAACAAATGTAATGTTTTTTTCCTCTTTGCAAAACCTTGTACATCACCTCTATCATTCTCAAAACCTATCTTAGCATTCCAACGTTCTGCTAACATAAAGAGTATTTCATTGTACTCATCTGTAGTATCAGGACGACCAACCCATTCAGCTACAATGCGATCACCTTTATCATGAGGCACAACATTATTAGGATTCATTATTACATAAGCAGCACCTAATGATGTCGTATCAGCAGCATGGTTATCAGCGTAAGGATCATGACATATAATATAAAGATAATCAGGTATTTGACCTGTACTAGGATCAACATAAGGTTTTGCCCATTCTACAACACTACCAAACAAATCCATTTTGGCATTATGAGGAAACTGTATTATTGGAAGATGCTTTGTATTAAGTCTAGTTTTTATCTTACCTTCCCCATCTCTATATAACTCTACAGCATTTCCGTAGTTCTTATAGTTAGCACTAGCAAGCATGTAATTCCTATGAGCAATCATACCCTCAGTAACAAACTTGTTGATGCTAGTATTAAGCATAGCATCTTGAGGAGACATAGGTTTCTCAGCACGTACTCTTACTAAGTCAGTAGGATCACTAGACTGTTCAGCTTCATCCCATAGCTCTTGTATATTTAATCTACCAGCTTCTAAATCTGAATTACCATTACTATCTATATGTTGTATTTGTTGGATAGAAGGAGTAAATAAGGCACAGTCATTACCTTCCATGCCCATATCCCATATATTATCAAAAGCTAATACATTAAAAGGTCTAGGGTTATAAAACATCTTTTTCATACTGTCAAAGTCAGCACCTTCCGTACCACCTGTACCAAAAAAGACCATAATACCATAAACTACACCATCTTCTTCTACAGAAGACCTTGCTATATTCCATGCAGCATCTAAACTTCCGAATCTACCAGACTCTTCCCATAGATATAGAATACCTCTTTTACCTCTAGCTTTATCAGGATCGTTTTGTACAGTAACTCCAATTACCTCACTACCTAAACCATTAACAGTTTTATCATCATTATAATAACTGTTAATGAAATGCATCATGTTACGATCTCCTTTGACCTCATGATACTCTCTAAACTCAGGAGCGTTTGCGTTAATCCAATCAGCGTATTCTAAAAACTTACTATAAATACCATCTTTAATAAGATATTCTTTTTGATCAGCAAGTAGATAAGTTTTAGAAGTAGATATATGATGATAGTTACGAGAAGCCATTGACCCTCCTTTAAAAGAGGCTCCTACTCCTCTACCTTTAAGCCAACCAAGATGATGTCCTCCAGCTAAATTTTTAATATCACGTTTAATTGGAATACTTACAGCTAAACTATCAAGATACTCAGGTGTACAACCATATCTAGCTATATCTACAGAATGAAAGAAAGCATAATCTAAATCCCAAAATTTAGGAAAGTCTAATTTTCTAACACCTGCACGACCAGTTCCTTTACGTTCTACTATTTGTATAGGTGTAAAATTAAGGTAGTTATAATGATAACCAGTAATATGCATACCACCTACAGTATAACCAACTAAACATCTACGATGTTGTTCTCTCCACCAGTTTATATTATCTTTAGAACCCGGAGGACCGCAATCATAAACGTTGTGCTTCTTGAAGTATCTAGCAGCTTCATTAAAATATTGAGTATTTACAAGCATTAAATTCTACCTTCTGTATCTGTATCACTAGTGAATGTATTTACCATAGCTCTTATCTTCTTACTGCTTCCGCCAAATTTATCCTGAAGCTCTTTCTCTACTTCTTTTTTTGCATCATTTAAAGCAGCTAAAGTTTTAACAGACTCTTTGATGATAATTTGTAAATTCTTAGGATCATAAACAACTCTAGTTTCAAGTGTTTCAGTATTAAAACTAGTCATTTCAATAGTTTCAATAAAGTTCTTTATCTTATTTAGTCCTTTCCTAAGACTCTTAACAAAAGCCATAGACTCAGTAACTAACATATCATTATATCTTTCAACAGCTAGTTTAACTTCACTATCAGGTTCCCAATCTTCAGGAAGACCTACCGCATTAGCTATAGCTTCATTTCTAACTTTTTCAGTTTCATAGTGTTCAAATCTACTATCAAACGTACAATACCAATGAACAAAAGCTAGTTCTTGTAACGCCTTCTTTTTCTTACGTCCACTAGTATCACCTTCAGAACCTCTATCGCGAGAAATAATTTTACTAAACTCTTTAATAGTTCTTGCTTCAGCACTAGGAACAGGCATGTCATTTACTAGATCGAATAGTTTCATTTTTTATTTTGCTTAAAGTTATGCATTTTTTGAAACTTACCTATTCTAGGAACTTGAACGATAAGTTCGTCATTGTTATCTATTGTTGTAGCTACTACTTTATACTGATGCTTTACCGCTTCTATTATTTTACTTACAGGTATATTATGTTTCTTAGCTAACTTTCTACAAATCTCTAAGTTGTCAATTTGATTAGGTACTATCATTAAGCATTTATTAATTGTTTATCGTACTCAAGAAGTGCCTTAACTCTCAACGGTAGATACTTGACTGCTACAGGTTTAGCTTCTAGAAACTTCCTTAGTTGTGATTCTCTAGTTTCAAAAGGTATAAACTCATCTTCAGGTATACTTTCTTCATTAAGATACCTTTTATGTATGAGTCTTAGATTACGCACCTTATAACCATACTGCTCTAAGAAGTAACCATATGTACACATCTGGAAGCCATAGTGGTGATAAGTAGCATCAGGAAGATAAGATAGAGGACCTAACATCATCTGACCTTTAAATCCTGAATATAGTAGTGGATGTCTATTAGTCTTATAATCATCTACATCTATCCACCTTACTCCATTTATAGTTTCAATTGTAACCTTATCTACAGTACCCGCTTTTTTATATTTATGTAGATATACTCTTAGCTCAGGGTAGACTCCATCAGGTAGTCCTTCTAGATTAATGATGTGATCATTGTAGTCCGCTTTTAGTTTCGATTCCGCCAGTAAGCTCTGAAGTTCCTGAGTAGTATGATAAGTATTACCTTTATCTAAAGCCTTAGTATTAATTTCCTTCCAATGAATGACTACTTCTTGCCAGTTTTTCCATTTTTCTTCAGGATGGTTAATTACGTACTCTTTAGCAATACGCTCAGTCTCAAATTTATTCTTATACTTACCTATAATAGTAGTAACACTTTCGTAAAGCTCATTAGTCTTAGTGTCACGATAAGTATGTGAAGGCTCATCAAAGCTTACTTGGCAGGTCATATATCAAATTCGTTTAATATACATAAGGTTATATACTCTTGATCTTTAGTTATAACATTAAAGAAGTCATTCCATTGTTCTCCGTTGTTCCAAACTTGACAAGCTAAAGACCAACCATTAATAAACTCCTTGTATTCATCTACATTACCCATCTTAACATCATGTAAGTGAGCATGTATGATCTCTCCTTCTATTACTTTACCTAGTTCTTCAGACTTATCATCTTTATCATTATCTCTATAATAAGGAAAAGGACGGTCTTGTCTATAGACTCCTCTGCCTTTAGATATACCTCTTTTATGTGAGTTCATAACAATAGTATCACCAGCTAACATAGCAACACCATTAGGATTATAAGTATCAAACTCTTTAAGTCCTTTAGCACCACTATTAGTTGTACCAGTATAAACTTTTACAAAGTCAAGACCATGAAACAAATAGAACTTGTCATCAAAGACATTAAACTCATCTTCATTTGATCTTACTGCTATTACCCAATAATCTAAAGGATAACCATTAAAACCTTTAGCAACATCAAATACTCTATCGAGTAATTGATCTGCCATATAACTTCTTACATTAGTTCTCATCTTTTTGCTTTTTTAACTACCCGTGTAATAATATACATACTTAATATACCTATAAAGAAAAGTATTAAACCCATAGTTGTTATAATTAAAAAAGGGCAGGTGTAGATACCCTATGTAATCTCACCCACCCCTCTACTATCCGTTTAGCCTAACGAATTTTCTTGTAATCACATCTCTATCTTCCCAAGCATAGCTTCCACCTTCCCATCTTAAATTGTACGATTCTCTGGGTATCTTATAGGTATGATCATATATCAATTGTATGTTTAGTATAACTCCTTTATTACCACTAAGACCATCATAGACTATTTCTCCTATGTCAAATTCTGTCTCATACGATGGAAGGAGCATCTACAGTAGGAGTGCTTATTTCATCAATACCAGCTTCCATTCTAGCAGTTTGCGGTTTAGCTTCTACTACATAATCAACATCAAAGTGTTCTAGTCTATCTTTGAATTTATTATGAATATAACCTACTATAGCAAACATATCATACATGATATATCTAACGTTTCTATAAGTAAATATCTTCTTAGGGGCTTGACCCGGTTGAATATAAACATAAGCATCATTATCAAACTCACAGTTCTCACCTGCAATGATTACAGGAAAAGGTGTACCAGAAAAGATCATACCTATTTCTTCTTGTATCTGATCAGCAGTCTTAGAAAAAGGCTTAAGTGTTCTATTGCTAGCTTCATATTGTTCTCTATTCATAATAGGATCAATAGCATTGGCAACAACTAATACAGAGTTTTTATCTAAAACAAGTGTTTCATTCAGATCAGTAGTACTCTCACGCAAGAAAGCAGCTACCTGTCTTTCGTAGTTTATTAAAGCTCGATCAGCTATTTCAGTACTCATGTTAATTGAAGGTGTTTTAATACTCATTATTCTAAGTTTAGAAAGGTTACAGAAAATTAATCAATTTAGGCACGTCTTCTATTTTACACGTCACCTCTTTTACATTTTTGTCTACGGCAATGATAATAGTAAATTCGGACACTTTATAGCAATTCAGTATATTTTTTATTTCGATCTCCAAATTCTCCTTTTGACTAATAATAGTAGCAAAACTACGACTGCCTAAAGTAGTTAAAATAATTCTATCATTCTCTTGATCTATGTAAGTACTCATTGTTAGCATACTACACTATTTAATAAATATAAAGCCTTATCTAGTTCTTCATCTGTATCTACTTCACTTCTAACCTGATTGTTTATAGTAATATATACCTTCTTAAGTACAGGATTATAATCTAAGCCACAATACACACTCATATCAGTCATAAACGTTACATTTTGATCATTTATAGAACTACCTACATGATCAGCAATCAGCTTATTCTTTACTCTCTTAAATCTCTCTTTAGAAATCATAAGTCATTAGTCTTGATTATAATATCTATTTCTTCTAGTTTAGCATTAGATAATGCAACATGCTTCTTAGGGTAGCATCTAAATATCTCAGCCATTGTTCTATCACTAACTTTTCGTTTGGCTATTACTTGTCTAAACTTAATACGCTCAGAATTATAACTATCAGTTACAACAAACGTAACTTTCATCTCATCTATCTCTGTATTAAGAATCCAATCAATGCTAGGAGTATCTTTAGTCTTAGTATTAGGTTGAATATTAGCTTGATCAAAAGTAAAAGAATAATTCATAATTTCTATTGTTTAAATGCGTATTTAGTTTGTTCTAACACTTGTTCTATGTTTACATTATGCGTATCTCCAAATTGTATCTCAATAAACTTACGATTAATGTAATAAGAACCATTAGCTCTCTTTATCAATAGTTCTAACTTAACTAACTCAGTAACCATTCTACCTACAGTAGCAGGTGAAACACTAAGTTGATCAGCTAAATACTGCTTATCATCTCTATTAAAGCTAAATTTGTAGTTCCTTGTATTAATTCTATCAATAATAAAACCTAAAAGTATATTACCTTTAGTATGTCCTGTCTTGACAAAGAACTGAATTGGATTGTGTAAAATAATTCTCCGTTTGGGTGAAAAAACTTCATCTTTTTCTTGCATGGAAAACCTTGTTTTTACAAATATAGCTCTTTTCTCATTATTCGAGAAACTAGGACACAAATAATGAGAAAAGTCATGCGAAATAATGAGAAACTGGGACACGAGAAATGAGAAAATATATTGCTAAGTCCTTATAAATGAGGGAGTTAGGTTATAAACGTCACCCTAAGACCTAAAAACCACGAGATCAACTTTTTCTTTGGAGTATATTACTAATAATAATAGTAGTAGTTGGAGTAGTAGTAGGGGTAATAGTAGTAGTAGAAGTAGTAGGGGTAGTAGTATGATAAATTTTTAAAATTATTTTTTAGTCTATAATTTTTTTAATATATATATATGGTCTATAATTTTTTAGTATATAAGAAGTACCTAATAATTTTTTTAGTATATAAGAGGGAGTACTTAATATATAATTTTTTAATATATAATTTTTTAATATATAAGAGAGAGTACCACCTAACAATAGCACCTTGCTTTAATTTTGGCAATTAAGCCACACCCCTCTTTAAATCATTGAGGGAATTTCAACTCTAAATACAATTGATATGATCAATGCAATCGTTAAACACATTTCTAATAAGGCTGTTCTAGTTCAAATACCCAACACCTTTGTCGATGGCTGGTGTATAAATGGTAAACCCCAACTTGGTTGGATAATGGTTTCTCCTGAGCTAATAAAGACCCTTGAGCTAAACAAGGAAGTTAAAATACCCTTGACTAAATGGAGGTTAGAGAAAACCCAAACCGACACAGGAGCCGAATTCACTTGGATAGTTCCAGTAGAAGACTAGTAGTACAGGGAGGGACTTGTTCCCTTCCAACTCGTACATCTATAGCAACAAGTTTTAAAGTGTTAACCCAATACAAAGCTTATCAAGTAACATGAATAGAGTATATCTCTTATCGAGCCTTGATAAGCTTTTAATAAATTAAAGAATAAAGCTTATGATATTACTTAAAAGATATGAAGACGAGTTTAACAAAACCGATCTTATAGAAACTTTCTACTTGTCCGTATGTGTGGACAATAATCAATCTTTGTTGTTAATGAATTGTATAAACCACAAAGAAGAGTTTGCACCTGTTACAAGTAGAGTAATTTCATCTAACTCTAATTATATTGTATGGGTGCTTGAACATCAATATAACCTAGAGGATTGTCATGAAAACAGTCCTTGGTTTATAGATGAGGAAGATTGCATTCCTTATAGACATTATTATGAACTACTAGAGCATTTAAACTCTATGTAGTTCTAATATAAAAAACTCAATAACTTTCCAAGATGTTGAGGACACCAGTTTCTACAATACATGTAGTTTTAGGTGTAAAACACAAAACCATTAAACGATAGAACTTATGAATTTTAAAGAAAGAGTAGCAAAGTTTGTTTTAAGTAATGATGAAGTTACAGAAACGTTGGAATTATTAGATAGCGCAAGCGGTGAAGTACCCAATGAAAATTTAATCAAATACATAAGGGCAATAGAAGCTATGCTAAAAGAAGCATATGAAGAAGGTAAGCGTGATGTCTGTTAATATTATGGAATATTATTACATTAGACACGAAGGATACGTAGGAAATGCTTTAATATGGTGGCGAGATGGTGGTTATACTTGCGATATTAAGAAAGCGGAAAAGTTCACAGAAGAACAGGCTAAAAGCATTTG